TTTAAATTCATCTATAGTTGCCATGTCTTACTCCTTAATTTCCATACTGGGTATTAGTAGCACCATATACTTCTTCAAAATCTACACCACTTCGTGCTGCTACGAAGTTAAGAGTGATGAAGTTGATACTTCTATTAGGTTTAACAAAAATAGAAGCTTGGAATTGATTTGCATCCACAACTCCTTGTGGGTTGTTTGTTTCGTCACAAACAACTTGGAAATCTACTATTCCTCTTCTACCTTTTACTTGTCTTAAGAAAGGTTCAATCGTTGCTCTAAATTGAGCTCTTGTAAATGCATCGTTAAATTCGAATAATTGGAATTTAGCTGCAGTTGCGATTGCTTTCTCCATAACAATAAACAACCTTCTAACATTAATTCTGTCAAATGCACTAGCATTTGTAAGAAGTGTTTTATCTCCAAACAATACAGTCCCTTGGCCAGGGAAAGTTACTATTGGATTAACTCTCTTCTTATATAGTGCATCTCTTTCAGCTTGATTTGGGTTGAAAGACAATTTAGTAATTCCTAGTAATTGTCCTCTATTAAATCCAGCTGGTGAATACCATGCATCTCTTGTCATATCAGTTCTTGCCATGATTCCAGCTGTATGTGAACAGCCAGGTACATAACAGTAATTGTCAGTGTACTTATCATATTGATAAGTCCATGCACTATCCAATACTGCATAAGAACTTGAAGTTAAAGTTTCTGCAAGAGCTATGATTGAGGTTGACTCACTTCCACTGTTGTTTACACAATCAGCTTTACGAGGTGAGATGACTGCCATACAGTCTTTTCTTGCTTCACAAACGGCTATTAATGCGTTTGCTTGTGTTGTTGCTTCTGCGAGTGTACTTACTACAGCTCCAGATGCGTACCCATCTAGTGGGCCTGCGATAATGAAATCAACATCTTGTGTTTCTGCATCACCAAAATAATTAGTGATTGCTGTGTTTTTTGCACCAGAAGACATAGGATACCCATCTAGACCATGTGCCATTGAACCACCTAAAGGTAGGTCATGTTGGTCAAAAGCTGCACCAGCAGCTGCGAATGTGTTTCCTGCTTCGTTTGTAGTCGAATCGTGGTTTGTCCAGAAGACATAGTTAGAGTTGTATCTTATCTTATCAACATAATAGTTAGAGTTACCTTCAGCGTCTTTTGCATCTGAGGCCATTGAAAGACCTTCATATACTTCTAGGATTTCTCCTACGATTCCAGTAAACTTACCATCTTCGTCTACAACAACCATATGCAATTCATCTAAAGAACTGTTGTTTGCAAGTGCGTCTGGACTAGATGCTGGAGCTTTAGTAAAGTTATCAGCATATTCCCATGTTCTATGAACTGGGTCATTGTTTGACGCTAGTGTTTGCAATCCAGATACTCCATCTGAATTTAATACAAATGTTATTGTATTTGATGATATGCCAGTAACTTTATACTCTTCAACATCAGTTGAAAATTTAATTAAGTCACCAACTATTAGTTTTGATGCATCTGCTAAATCCAATGTAGTATTTCCAAGAGCAATCGAGGAGTCACTAATTGTAGTAACAGATGACTGTGAGAATGCATTTGCACCCACACAAACAGATACTTTTAAACTATTTCCGAGAGACCCAGCACATCTAGCTGCAAACATACCAGCACTATTTGCTGCTGCACCAGTGTGGTAGTTTGATTCATAATAATGTGTTGGATTTTTGATTAGCAAACCAGCTGACCCAGTGGTTGAGTTTAGCATTTGTCCAGTTGCCCCGACAGCTATACCATTTCCACCACGAACTACTTTTAAATTATTTCCATATCTTAAAAAGTTTGCAGCTGAATAGAAGTGTTCTTTCTTACTTAAAACAGAATTATACCCATCGGCACCTGCTTCTTTAGGTTCTCCAAACACATTTACTAATTCTTTCTCAGATGTAATAGTTCTAACTTCATCAACTGGGCCCCAACTAAATTCACCAGCGTATGCACCAATACTTGATGAAACTGCTGGAACTACATTTGTAACATCGATTTCTCTGACTTGTACGCCAGGTGATACTTGAAATGCCATTTTTAGTTTTCTCCCATAAAAAGTTTTCTATTCTGAACGAACCCCATTTATTGTTGTTCGTCCATAGTATTTAGTATTTCTTTGATTTTAAAAAGTTCCATCTTTCTCATCAACTGTCCAAACATCCCCACCTTCCACAAATGTTTCTCTCTGAGTATAGGTATTTCCATCCATAATACCTATTGGAACTATATCTTGTTCTATTTCTTTCTGTTTTTCTGCATATAACATAGACTTTAAGTCTGCATTTGATATGTCTTTAAACAGAGGTGTAGACACAAACCATGCAAATAATACACAATTCATGACCATATCATCATGACATCCACCATCTGCTTGGAATGTTTGTCCTTTAGATACGAAAGTTGCAAACTCTTGTATAGTATCTGAGTCTCTTATATAGAGTTTTTTCTCTTCCATTATCTCTTTTAAAGCTGCACATCCTTGTGCTTTGACCTTCTTGGTCATCCTTACTCCTACTCCATCTGCTTTAACAGCACTGGTTAGGAACATATTTTCGTATTCTAACTCATAATAGAGTTCTCTACACACCATTGTACCTTGATTATTATTCTCTACAATAATAAGTGCATCGTTATATAACTTACCATATTTTGCACATATATCTGGTAATAACATAGGAGATATTAAATTATCTCTAAATGTTGCAACCTGTTCGAACATATTACCATCATGTATATCAAATATAGTAAATGTAGAGTAATCCATACCTTTACCTTCTGCTGTATCCACGCACATTATATACTCATGATGAGGTTTAGGTCTCTTATATATTCTTGTACTACCATATAATTCTTCTGGATTCTCTGATACTAATCCCAGAATTACATTAGATGGAATTAAAGTTCTACCAGTTCCTAAGAAAGAATTACCAAATTCTTGTTCAAATTGCAACTCTGATGTATTTGCAATGGTAGTTTCTTTCCATTTATCATCTCTGCCAGGCACATCATGCCAGTTAACTTGGTAGTTTGCAAACTCATTTGACCCTGTAACCGAAGCTTCCCAGATACGATGGAACATATTACCCACTCCATTTGCAGTAGATGTTATAATAACCTTTGAATTTTTACCAGATGTAATAACTGGATATGTACCAGTATAGAATGGTTCTGCATTCTCTACAAAAGCAAATTCGTCAAGATATAAAAGATTAACAGATAAACCACGAATCGAAGATGTGGTAGTCGCCGATGCAATAATTCTAGAATTGTTTTCAAAATCTATACTTCCTTTGTTAAGTGATTTCGTTCCAGGCTGTAAAAAGAAGGGTACATTCTCCAACATTGTTGTTATACGAGATAACATTTCTCGTGCAGTTGCACCTTTGTTGGCCAAGATAGCAACTGTTTGTTCTGGATGGAACAAGATGTACCATAAAAGGTAGGCACATACAGTAATTGATTTTCCACTTTGCCTACAGGCAAGGACAATGTTAAACCTATTATCAATGAACTGATTAATAAGATTTTCTTGATATTCATATAAGTTAAAGTTGACTAACCCCTCGTCTAGTGATATGATTTTGATGTATTTAGATATAAAATAAGCTGGGTCACGAGTACATTTCAAATATTCTTGAACCTTCTCATCATCCCATTCTTCGGTAACACCACTTCGTTTTACTTGAGCATTACCAAGATATCCTTCATTTTTAGGTTTCGGCATTCTGTTTCTTCAATAGTTTCTGCAATTCAGCAGTAGAACCTATGAACAACTGATTAGTTGTTTTTTGATTTCTAGGTTTTTCATCTTCTAAGTCATCCATCATTTTTTGGATTTGTAATAGTTTCTCTGATGTCTCTGAAACTGTTTTAATTAACTGTCCAGCAACCTCATATGTCCTCGGATGTTCACTTTCTTTTGCAAGGTCTAGGATACCCTCTATTGCATCCTGTCCCCGCTCTACGAGTCCATAGAGAGTGTTTCTGGTGTATTTGTAGTCTATCTGTTGTTCTTTATCTCTTTCTGCAAAACGACCATTAACATCCCTAGGAACGAGTTGTTTATTGGTCTCTTTGACTACTTCTTCTGCTTCGTTGTTGATATCTAGAAGTTCATCTAGTCTTTCATCTATAGGTTGTTTCATAATTAAATATTCGTCTTATCTGTATTATAATCGAAATCGTTTCCATCAAAAAAGTCTATGGTTTCAGTTATATTTAGTGGGCTTGCATCTGGAGCTACATTAGTAGGTTTAGGCACCATCTTAACTTCACTCTGTCTTCCAGCAGTTGTATCTACTTGACCATCGTCTGATATATATGTTCTTGCACGAACATCTCTAATAATTTCAGATGATGCAATAGAACCATACAAATATGTTTTCATTTCGAAGTTTAAATTCCATGTGATAACTCTACGAGACTGGAAGTCCCCTTCATATTCATCTGTATAAGATACATCTGATAGAATAATTGGTACATCTCTTTTCTCAGCAGTGCCTGGCACTGTAGTCATTGTGACTGTAAAGTCTGGTGTAAAGAATGGTAATATCTGTTCTACAATCTGTAATGCATCCTCAGTATTCTTAGCTAAGATATATAAACCAAAGTTTATATTATAAGGAACTGGTGCAAATTGTGTTCTTAAAACTGTATTATCGGATGCATCTTTTAGTTTATATTGTTTAAGTTTACCTAATTTTCTTTCTGCATCATATGTAAGACCTGTAATATCGAATGCAATTCTAGGTAAAGTCATTGCAACTCTAGAATTAGTATTGTCCATGATATCACCTGCTTGGTCTAATCTTGCAATAAATTTCTGTTTAGGCCCATAAGATAATGGAACTCTAATATATTGAGTTGGACTTCCATCTGCTTTATCTCTCATGATATCAATTTCATTGAACATAGTACCAAAGACTGATACTGCCCTTTTGATTGCTTCATGATAGAAATGTGATTTACCTAACATCTTTAATTCCTAAAGTATAATTTTCTGCAGCGTCTTCTGCATATGATTCACTATGTCCCTTATATAATTCATCCTTTACCCATAAATTATCTTGATAGTATCTGACTCCCCAAGAATCACCACTTCTACCAACATCTGCTTTCCTTTTTCTGTCATCACTCCAATATTGAGATGCAATGTATTGGAAAACTTTCATTCCACTATTGTGTCCTTCTTTATTCATGTCTTCATCCATGATATTCATATACCATATAGCCATAGTATTTATAGTGTTCCAAATGGATTACTTTCACTAAAGTCTACTATGTTATCTCCAGCAGTCTCAAAATCTTTGTTGTCTGCAAGTGGGTCATTAGGCATTGCATATGTGTCTGGTGCAGTTGTTACCGCTCTATTTGCATTACTAGTTGCACCTACTATATTACCAGCATTCGAATTCGATGATAGTACAAACATCGTATTTTGAGCAGGTACAGACGAATCACTAAAGGTAATATTATTAACTTTCAGAATCTTCTGAGATGCTCCAATTGATGAGTAAGATACCACTTGACCAGATACAGTTTTACCAGTATTAACAGTTTGTGTTACAGTTTCACCAACTATATAATCTCCAGAACCAGCACCAAGTGTCATTTGTACTTGGAATGAGTGTTGGTCTTCTATATTATCCAGTTCTGCAATACCCACATCGATTGTTTCGTGTGAATATTCGAATGTCTCAACTTGTAGTTTAAATACATTAAGTTTACCTAACTGATAGAATGGATTTTCGTGTTCTACAAATCTAATTTCAAACACTTGATTTCCAAGAGGAAAATAAATTAAATCTCCTTCTTGAGGTCTTGTTGATGTTGCAAGGTTACTATCTAATGATATAAACCTTTGCCAAGTTCTTCTTGATAGAATAAATGTTGCTTGGTCTCTAACTTCTACACCAAATTTAGATAATAAGTCACCCTCACCTTCAAATCCTTCGGTGTTTTCTATATACATCTCTACTTGATATGCATCACCAAACTTGGAAGATGTATCTTCACCAAATAGCTCATCTTCATCCACAATTTCTCGTGGTAGATAAAAACATTCGTGACCATAAAATCTTAGAGACTCTACTACTAAATCTTCGTGTAAGTCTTGTTCAGATTTTACTGCATGATTAAAATAAACATTAGTAGGCATCGATTACCCCATCATTATAGCAGATTCAGTCTGTAATAAATTACTTTGTTCCTCTAACTTTTCAATTTCTGTATTTGCATCCTCAAGGATTTGTCTACCCTGTAAGGTTACTCCGCCTGGCAACTGAACTCCTTCGAACTTAGATAAGTTCTGACCCCACTGTCTCTTAATTAATGCAGTCACATATTTCTTTAACCAAACATCATTATATACATCTGTAAATTGAGTTGGGTCTATCTTTCTGTAACAATCAATAACAATCCATTCTCCAGATGTAACTGCATTTGACCAGTCCATATCTAGATATAATCTGTTTTGTGCTTTATTAAACCTAATTGGAACTTGACCAATTAGTATCTCATCCAATAATTGAATGTGATTTTGCACCATTTCATATTGTATTATAGATGTAGAAGAGATGTCATATAGGTCATTTAACCTTAACTGATATCTTAAGTCAAACATATTAAGTCCAGACTTATCTACAAATGGAAATACTCTAAGTACTGAATATACTGATTCTGGAAGAACAACATATCCTTGTCCTTCTTTAAATGTCATATTACTTGCAATATGTGTACCAGTACCAGATTGATTCATACTTGCATTTGCTTTTTGACTTGCAAGATGTGAATCGTTAATTTGATGTTTTAAATATGTACGAATAGTACCATCATAGTGGTACTCTGCAAAATATTGTAGTGCATCATCTATGATATCATCAATTTGGTCATCATCCACATTGATATCTATGACTGGTTTACCCAGCTGTCTTAATGCATATTCTTTAAGTGTTGCTTTGCTGTTTGGAGCTGCCATAACATAATCCTATTAGAAATTTCTTTTCTTCTATAGGTTATTTATGTTATTTCTGATTTGAAAGTAAGAAATCGTCTAATTTTCCATCTATTTTTTCAATAGACTCTACAATTGGTTTCATTGCTCTTTCTAGGTCGTCTTTTCTGATATAATCTCGTGCAATTTCTTCTCTTGTTCTGTTGAGGAGAATCTCAATTCTTTTAAGTTCATTTGCTTGATTAATTACCCACCAACCCACTGCAGCTGCACCAGCTGTGAGAATAAAATTCCAAATTATATGTAACATTTCTGCATCGGGGCCCATTATTGATTCCTCTAAAGTATACTATCTATTTAGGAATTTCAAGGTTTCCATCTGGAAGTACTCTTAATTCTAAAACATCATTAAAATTAACGGGCCCACCCATAGCTCTGTTTTTATCACCTGTTGGTTTATGTATGAAACTATTATTAAATGCAATTGAGATTCTTTCAAAATCTGTGGTATGTGGTTCAACAAAGTGTAACATTGCAGAAGGAAATAATAATAAGTCACCATCTTGAGGTATTAAACCAAAATGGTCTGCATCCCTACGAGACATATGTGGAAAATCTGACATGTGTTTTGAATGACCAGATAAGAATTGTATTAGACCATCTTGTCTACTATTCTCTGGCATAGATACATAAAATGCACCACTATACCAACAGCCTGGATGTGTATGTGCATTGTTGTAGGAATTTTGATAATTTATATTTACCCAATAGTTTCCATGGTCTACTTTATAATCATTTGATTGGTCACCCATAAAGTATGGAAAAACTTCATTATCAAAAACTTTTTCAACACCATTTAACATAGATTGGAATATAGGTCTTTCATTTACACCATCATTAGATTGCCAACCACTAGAATTATTAGAACGATTTCGACCAACTGGGTCTTCCTTCCTCATTGTATAACACTCTTTTGTCATTGCGTCAAGTTGTTCTCTAGTTATATAACCTTCGTCTAATAAATTTGTTCGGAAAACATTCCATGAAAATAGTGGTAAAAACATTATTTAAACCTCTTTGCTGTTGATAATTTTTTTCTATAGAAGTGTTTGTGTTCTGGAATCTTATCCTCACCATCACCTCTGGCCTCTAAAGTTTTTACAACTGGGTCTTGCATTCTTTCAAGAAGTTCTTTTTTTGAAAGGTACTTTATTGTATGTTTCCAAGGGTATCTTACAAAAGGTACAACCTGTACCAGTGGTGTACCTTTAGGAATAATAAAACTATTATCTGATTTTGGATAAAAGATACACATATTATTAGTGGTTATTTGATTGAATGCATCTGTATCAATAATTCCTTGCCATGCATGGAAGTAAGGATTATTAAATAGAAATGGGTCTAACCAATATGTTGAAGTTCCAGGCGGTGTTGTTATTAAGAAGTCAACCTTAAATTTAAATGCCATTTTATCATCAAATCCACTACCTCTTGTCTGTGCAGCTGGATGACCCCCTACAACATAATTATTATCTAATTCTTCTACAAGAAGTCTGTGTTGTTTACAATAAAGGTGTATATTATCAATAAGTGTTTTACTTCCAGTCTTATTGTACTCTTTAATAAGATTTTTAAGTTTAGTAAATTTTTCTGAATGTATATCGTCTTTTAATGCAAGTGCAAGTGTGATAGGTTCATTTTCTGGGTTTGGAGATAATACTACAAGTACTGTATGTCGGTTTCTTATTAGATAACCCATATTCATCCAGTCTTGCATGGCAGGACATTTTTTTATAGTATCGGTAGTTTGGTCAAAGTTTTCAACATCCATAGGGAGTTTCTTAAACCACTCTGGTCTAACTTTCTTTGCTGGGATGGGTTCAAATAAACTATTCTCTGTGTCTTGGACACATTCAAATAGTATTTCCATCTCTTCTATCGGACATTGTTCCATATTCTTTCGTGTAAATAATATAATAGTATCTTTATAACAAAGTCAAAGGTCATAATTCCAGCTGCAACTTCAACTGACCCTGTAAGTGCATATCCTATTAATCCTGTTGTAACTGTTGCAATAATTCTCCATGAAAAAGCTTTTGCTAAAGACTTATGATGTGAATCCAAGCTGTCTCCTAATTTCTGTAGCAGAAATTGATTCAGTCTCCTTGTCAAAAGATTCCTGTTCTATTTTATACCCTACATCTCTACCATATGTTATGTTGACAACATTTGGTACTTTCTGTATAATGTAGTGTACATTCTCCTCGTATCCTTCTCCAAGTAGATACATTTTAATGTTTTGTTTAACTGTTTTAAAATCAAATGGATTCTTTGCAGTATTCTTCATTGCACGAATCATAATCACTACTTGTCCTGTTTTATCATAACATCTTTTAAACAGTGCAAGATGACCATCATGAAATGGTTGAAATCTACCTAACATTTGTGTAGTAGGTTTATTTTCATCAAATCTTCTATTTTCTGCAAGTAATTCTCTTGCAATAACTTCGGAATGGAGTTCACCATTTTGGTCTTCTACCCAATAATCAACTTCATTCTTGAGTGGTCTTTGAAATGCTTTATTAGTATCTGCAAATCTACCCCTTTCTATAGTGTCCATAAAGACAATATAGTCTGGATTTAAAATTTGTCTACCTTGAGTATATGGACATACGAAATCCATAATTGCAAAAGGTTTCTCTGATTCTCTACATAGGTCTTTCATTCTATGTACTTGTCTGAGTCTACCTTCCTCTGAGAAATCCCAATCATTGTGTTGGGCTCGGATTGCATCTGCATTGAAATGGTCTGCATCTAAATGTTCAAGTAGACATTTTGAGATGTAAGTCTTTCCACTGCCAGGCAATCCAAAAATTAAAATTGTTTTAGTTTTCATAATAATACTTATGGTTACTCCCAGAGACTACATCTGTCTCCACGAATTACCATACTAGTCCTATAAGGAAATCCATTTTCCTTAGTATATTCGGCTGTTGGTGCTGGATGTCTATGTGTTATTGCACCATTCATTATTACCAATCTATTAGGTTTATATTGTAGTCTACCTATTTCATATTGGTCTTCATCTTCTGGAATACCACTAATATTATGGTCATGATACTCTCTGTTATAGAATATTAAATCACCACCCCAATCTTCTTCCCATCTCATTTGGTCATAATATAAAAAAGATAAATTAGTAAGGCATGAGTCACTTAAATTAGTATCTTCATGTACTGTACCATCTTGTCCTATTGTTTGACCATTGAATCCACAATATTGAAAGTAATCCCAATCAAATCTAAAGTCTTGTCTTATTTTATGGATAAACCAATCGATTATGGGAAATCTATATCCTTCTTGGTCTCTTGCTAAAACATTTTTCTTCCACCAAGAATTCTGAACAAATCTGTTGTTGTTAAAGTTGTAATTATGATATTGGTGGTATCTTCCAAAGTGTTCTTTCATTCCATTGCTTTCTGCAACATTGATATAACAACCTTCACCCCAATAGATATGTTGATATTCATTATTCCTAAAGACTTTATTTTGTCTTCCCCAACTTCTGCAACCTTCTCTCCAATCATCCCAAGAACCCCATATAGCTTTAGGTAAATAATTGTCTATTACCCATACTTGTTTGAAGGGAAGGGATTCTATTGGTTTGGGTTTATCCAAATACTCAATCTTTAAAGGAGATTCTAACCACGAATAGTTGTCGAGATATTCCTCAACATTATCGTTATTTACTCCACTTCTATGAGGAAGTTTAATCTCCTTTTCAGACATAAGTTATATTGCTTTCTTGTCTTCACCAAGCTCGTCTTCACCACCATGTACATCTAATGTATCGGTGTTGAATCTTTCATCTACTGGTATGTCTTCAAGAAAGTGTTCTATTCTTGGATATTCTGCAACAGATTCACTATAATGATTAAATTCTTTTAAATCTTCATCCATAGTTTGTCTAAGTTCTTCACATATTCTTTCACATAAACCATGTGCAAAATCCATCCATTCCAAAACTCTTCTTGCAATTTGTCTTCTAGGGTCTTGAGAACCCTCTCTTCCAGATATCATCATATCTGCTCTATCTACAAATCTACAATGTGAGCTAATATCTCGTACTATTCTATCAATTCTGTCCAGAGTTTCATTCTGAATATCATCTACATATTGTTTTGCAAGAGTCAATTCTAATGGTGGTTCACAAAGTTTAACATACTCTTCAAGTTCAGCCTTCTGTTCGTCTGACATTATTATAGTATCATCACCCAGTTCAATTTCAAACATCTCTTCATGTGGAATAAAGAACACATAATCATAATCAAATGAAAATTGTGGTTTGTCTGCTTTATCGTAATTCCAACGCAAACCTTTTTCACTGGTTAAATGTAAAACATTATCGTGGTCATAAATCAATAGCATAATAACTCCTTATAAACTATAGGTTATACTTGTAGCTACAAAATCCTCTTTAGTAATAAAATCTTCTCCAGTTAAAACTGAAAAGGAAAATCCATTACCTAAGTTTTTTGATATTGAAACTAAAGTTGTTTCTTCATCTTCTTCAAAGTAATTATAGATAATATCTATTTCTACAAAGTCAATGAAAGGAACATTTAAGGTAGCAGATGCAAACTCATCTTCTATCTCATCTTGTGTTTGAGCATAGAATAAAGTTAAACCTACATCTACAAATTCAATTTCACCATATACTTCTTCAAAGTCATAAGATGATTCGTCATATCTGTAATCAATATAACCAACATCTATGTTTATATGGTTCTCTATAAGTGGGTAACTATAGCCTGCATAAAGGTCTATTTCTCTTTCTGCATCACCAAAGTTAACATCGGATGTCCATGCACCAGCATAGAATCCAGAATCGTGACCATAATCTACACCAACTTGAAGAGCAGAACCATCACCCTGTGATATTCCTCTCCATATGTAATCGTTGGTTATTGTAGCTTGACCACTAAAGTCTGCACTTGCACCAAGAGATGCAACTGCACATAAAACTAAAAATAAGTTTTTCATAATATATCTCCATAATATAATCTACACTATTATATAGTGTACTTGGTTTGGTCTATGATGGAGGCCAAGGTTTGTTTATATCTCCATCCCATGTAGACACTGGTCTAGTTGCAGGCCTTGTCGAAGGTCTAGTTGAAGGCCTTGTCGAAGGTCTGGTAGCTGGTCTAGTAAGAGTCTGCTCATAGTTAGCAGGTCTATTAATAGTTTGTTCATAGTTTGCAGGCCTATTATTTTGCAATTGAGTAGGTCTAGGTATTGTAACTTCATAGTTAGCTGGTCTAGAAGTTTGATAATTAGTTGGTCTAGGTATCGTTTGCTCATATGTTGCTGGTCTACTATTTTGCACCTGTGTAGGTCTTGGTATAGTAACTTCATAGTTAGCAGGTCTAGAAGTCTGATAATTAGTTGGTCTAGGTATAGTCTGCTCATATGTTCCAGGCCTAGAAGTTTGATAATTAGTTGGTCTAGGTATAGTTACCTCATAACTAGTAGGTCTAGGTATAGTTACCTCATAACTAGTAGGTCTAGTTCCATGACCTTGTGTTTGATAATTCTGTGGTCTAGTTGCATGACCTTGAGTCTGATAAGTTGTAGGTCTAGGTATTGTTACTTCATAACTACCTGGCCTATGGTTTTGAATCTGATAATTCTGTGGTCTAGTTGCATGACCTTGTGTTTGATAATACTGAGGTCTAGTTGCATGTCCAGTAGTCTGATAATACTGTGGCCTATGATTCTGTATTTGATAATTATAAGGTTGCTGGTTTGAAGCAGATATTGGATTCCAAGGGCCCTCTGGTTGATATATTGGGTTCAGAGGTGCAACTGGGTTAATTGGAATCATCTGAGCATTTGGGTTTTGGATTTGTGATGCACCAGCACCAAATTTAGGATTCGCTGCAACATACAACTGAACTTGATAAGTCTGTTGATATGGTACAGGCCTGTAAGCATGACCCTGTGTTTGATAATACTGAGGTCTGTGATTCTGAATCTGGTAATTATATTGTTGAGGTCTGTGATTCTGAATCTGGTAATTATATTGTTGAGGCCTATGTCCTTGAGTCTGATAATTAGTAGGTCTATTAATAGTCTGCTCATAGTTTGCTGGTCTATGATTTTGAATCTGATAATTATACTGTTGAGGTCTATGATTCTGTATCTGATAATTATATTGCCCAGGCCTAGGTATTGTTTGTTCATAGTTAGCAGGTCTATTAATAGTCTGCTCATAGTTTGCTGGTCTTGAATTCTGTACTTGAGTAGGCCTTGGTATAGTAACTTCATAGTTTGCTGGTCTACTATTTTGTACCTGTGTTGGTCTAGGTATAGTCTGCTCATATGTTGCAGGCCTAGAGGTCTGATAATTAGTTGGTCTAGGTATTGTTACTTCATAGTTAGCAGGCCTTGAATTCTGAACCTGTGTAGGTCTAGGTATAGTCTGTTCGTAGGTTGCTGGTCTAGGAGTCTGATAAGTAGTAGGCCTAGGTATTGTTACCTCATATGAAGTAGGTCTTGGTATAGTAACCTCATATGGTTGTTGATAACCTTGTTGATATGGTTGCTGAAAAGGTTGTTGATAAGTTTGCTGAAAAGGTTGTTGTACCTGTATTGTACCAGTTTGAAATTCCCAACCACTAGGTGTTTTTCTTTTTACATCAACTACGGCTTTCCAACCAGATGGAGTTTTTACTCTCCATCCTGTTGTATCATTCCATCCCGCTGGAGTTTTTACTTTTGAACTCATTAATCAATTCCCTCATTCATTATATATTGTGCTTATGAGTATGTTATCCAGATATCACCTACTGCTCCATCTGAACCACCAGGCCCTGCACTATGTATGAATACATTCCTCATTGCTTTTGCACTTGAACCTATTGTAGTATAACTTGTTGTAGCTGCACCACTTACTGCTAATCCTGTTAAAGTACCAACACTTGTAATTGCAGTCTGAGCTGCACCTGTCACTGTAGCTGCAGTTCCAGAAGCATTACCAGT